TAAAATGTATCATTGGTGCGCTAACATGAAAGGTGGTAGGAAAAAATCTGAAAGTGAAGAAATACCTGAAGAGGATGCTGAGAAGAAAAAGAAAGTATCAAAAACTCGCGCTAAGTGTCAGGCTAAAGCTAAACGTAAGTATGACGTCTGGCCATCAGCTTATGCATCTGGGTATGTTCAGAAATGCGTTAACCGTGGAGGTAATATAAAATGACCCAAAAGCAGCTATTAGAAAATTTAAGAGACTGGTTTAAAACACGTACAGATAAGAAGACTGGTAAGAAATTTAAAGGTTGGGTCAACTGCAAGACAGGAGGGCCTTGTGGCAGAAAGAAGGCAGGTAAGAAAGGTTCTTCATATCCTGCGTGTAGACCGACTCACGCTGCATGTAAAAAGATTAAAGGTAAAAAATATAAGAAAAGAGGTCCGAAGAGGCAGCAGTGGAAAAAGAAGTAGCTATTAAATATATACATGGCTCTAATAAAGATAGATACTGTATCAGTAAGTAAGGCTGATGATAATGCTATTAAACAAAACTACCTTTATAAAGATCTATTTCTAGATGTAAATAACTCTTATTCCTATAACGCTCAACTTAATAGAAAGGAAGAGCTAAAAGATGTAGCTGGGTTATATGATATAGAGGCTATTAAAAATAGTATCGCTAATGCTCTTTTAACATCTCCTGGAGAAAAAATACTAAATCCTAGATTTGGTATTGATTTAAGAAGGTATATATTTGAACCTGTAGACGAGTTTACAGCAGAAGATATAGAAGAAGATATAGAGGATAACTTACCTAACTTCGAACCAAGAATAGAGTTGGAAAAAGTTGAGGTTGAGGGTCTAGAAGATGAGCAACAATACAATATTCAATTACAAATAAACGTACCATCACTAAATGTATACGGTCTTTCACTTAGATCGGTATTAAATAGTAATGGATATAACTTCATTTAAAAATTATGGCTGATAAAAATAACGATTTTCTAGATTTTAATTTACCGCAAGACGCTTACGCTGCTTTTGATGCAGTTAGTTTAAAGGATTTTATTGTAAAACGATTAAATGAAAATGAAAAGTTTACGGATCAAAATTTTGAAGGTAGTAATTTAGCTGCCATTATAGATATAGTAGCGTATTCCTATCACGTTTTATTATTCTATCTCAACAATACTGCTACAGAAGTTTCATTTGATCAAGCTACGTTATATGAAAATATGAATAAAATAGTTAAGACTATTGGCTATAAACCATCTGGTAAGCAAACTTCTTTAGCTTCTATTAACGCCACAGCCGATGCTAGCTTAACGACCGGCAATTACACTATTAAAAAATATTCATACTTTCTCGTAGACAATGTACAATTTACTACTAATAAAGATTATAGCTTTACTATATCAGAAGCTAAAAAGCAAAGTTTAGAGGTATTAAACGAGAACGTTATTTTATATCAAGGTACAGTAGGTGAGTATCCAGATTACACCTCTCAAGGAAGTGAGTTTGAGACTTTAACTATAGTTGTAGATAATGTATTAGATAATAATGATGGTAGATTTATAGCCGATAATACCATCAGCGTGTATGTTAAGGAAGTTGAATCTGGGTTGTATTACGAATATAAAGAAGTTGATAGTCTTTATATTGCAGATAAAAATGAAAGGGTTTTTGAAAAGAGACTTAATGAAAATGGTCACTTTGTTGTTAAGTTTGGTGATGGTGTCTCAGGTAAAAGGTTATCACAAGGTAGTATTGTATCGGTAAATTATATTTTATCTGACAATCAACGAGGTATTATAAGTAAAAACGCAATAAACGGTGATAAATTATTTGTATACGATAGTTCACGGCAAAGAAAGATTTTTAATGATACTTACACCAATAAAGATTCTACTACTTTTGTAACTACAGCTAATAGTTCGCTGCTTACGTTTAATAATCCTAATAATTCCTCCCCTGTAGTTGAGGAAGAGACAGTCGAACAAATAAGAAAAAATGCTCCTAGTGTGTTTAACTCTCAACTAAGACTAGTCTCTACTCAAGACTATGAATCCTTTATGAATAAAAGTTTCAATAACATAATTATTGATGCAAGAGTGGTAAATAACCAGTCGTTTATAAATGAATATATTCAATACTTTTACAATATATGCGTAGATCCGGATAAGTCAAATAGAGTTCTAATAAATCAAATTAATTTTGCAGATAGTTGTGATTTTAATAATGTTAACATATTTACAGTTCCAAGATTTACGTTAGCTAATGATGGTGATTATCCTGAATTTTTAAGTAACTCTCTTAAAAATCTTATTATTGATAATGCTAATGAAAAGAAGAGTCTCTCACAGGAAGTAGTTCCAAGAGATCCAATATATATGGCATTCGATTTAGGTATTTCTAATCAAAATGACTTAGTTCCAGAAATTAGCCAAGAAACAACTCTAGTAATTGTAAGAGAAGCTAGAAATAAGATAAACAAGGAGAGGCTTAAGTCTCTGGTAAGTGGTGCTATATTAAATTTCTTTAATCCAGTAACAAATACTCTAGGCCAAGAGTTGTCATTAAGTAGTTTAACATCAACTCTTTTAAGTATAGAAGGTATAAAAAGAATAGAGACAAGAAATAATAATGAAAGTATTTCCTTTAAAGGTGTTTCTTTAATTTCTTATAATCCACTTTACCCTTCAGCTGATATAGAGTTGGTAAATCAAAACATAACTCTACCTTACTTTAAGTTCCCATATCTTATCAATCCTAATTCTTTATCCAGTAAAATAGTAATAATTGATGAGTAATATAAATACAATTTATGCACTATTTGATGTACATGATTATAAAAATGAAAGTGTTCTTTCTTCTTATAATTTAGATATCACACCCTTAACTTTTAAAGCAGACTTACCTTCAACAGACTTTTATTCAGATGTAAATAAATTTGAAGCGTTATTCGACTTTGGAGACGGTACTGTAGGTACAGGGTTAACAGCATCACACACTTACACTCTACCCGGTGAGTATAAAGTAAGAATGGTAATTAATGATTGCGAGAATAATGCTTTATTAGCTTCCTATTCAGCTGACATAAATATCTACGATTATATAGAAAATACATTTTCTGTAGATATAGAAGATAATATTCTACCACTTTCAGCAGGTGAATTTTCAAAACCAATTACTATAACTAATAAAGCTCCGTTTTATCAAGAAAGTAATAATATATTCTACTCTGTATCCGGATTAACTATACCTAACTATTTTGACCTCACGCCATATAAGTTTAATCACCTTGAAAAATACTACGCCTTTTACGAGAAGTCTTATATTGAAAATTTATCAGCAAGTGAATATAATGAAATACCCTTTATAAGCGTTAGTGGTTCAAATATATATGTAAAGCTATCTGGCAACAAGCTAGTGAATGCTAAAAGTACAGATGTTGATAGTGTATTTGTTGGGACATCTGGTCGCGAATCATATTATTTTTCTTCAGATCAAATTGCAAGTGGAATAACAATTAACCTTTTTAAAGATAGGAATACAATTTTTAGTAGAGATAATAGCTTAGATTATTCGCTTAATAATTATAACAATAATTTATCTATATCTTTAACAGCTAACGTTGGCACTACTTCACTTTCTTCAAATTTACAGTTTTTAACCATTAATGATAATGGATTAACTGAGGAGGGAGAAGACGAAGCTCAAATTTTTAATCTTAGCCCGGTGCAGTTTAAAAAGGCTCCTATACCATTCGTTGTAAAACCTACAAGCGTATCTAATTATACTGTAAAAGATTTAACTTTAAATGGTAGTATTTCAGGTAAATTATATGATAGCAATAACCAAGAAGTAGATACATCTTACTATAGTATATCTAGTCTAAATAGCTCTATTTCCGGTATTAATACAGACTTTTGGTTTTATGGTTATTTAGCATATGATGATGGGCTTCCTAGTGTCGATTCTTTTACATTCGTAGTTAGTGCAGAGTTTACAAACGCATCTGAGACTTTTATGCTGGTCGGTGAAAGTATTAGTTTTAATATATACCCTAA